TCAGAGAGTCTTCTTCATACGAGACTTCAACCCAGCGACATAACCGTGCGTGGCATCAAGCTCGCTGTCTAGCAGGTACTTAAGGGAAGACTTTCCAAAACGCTCCTGAATATAAGGGACGTAAGCGCGCTCACTACCTAGATCGTTTTTACAGACGGCCTTGATATATGTGATTCGCGAGCGCCGCCAATCTTGGTCTTTACACTTTGCCGAAGGCATTTTCCGGAGGATTGCGATCTGGCGTTTGAACCAGGCGCAGCCATCCTCAAAGCGCTCCTGCTCAAGCTCGCTGTAACTATTGATTTTGAAATGCTTATTGAAGGCTCCCCAAGCCGCCCCGTGGCTGAGTTCACTACGTTTGATGGAATTGTGGACTTCACGCCACTCTTCCTTAAGGCGCGTGAGTTCAGCCTTCTGGCTTGCCGTAACCGTGCCAACGCCGGTTTGAACGATGACTTTGTTGACGACTTTGGGGCTCGTGACGTGGATATCCCCAGCAGCCTGGATGTTGTTGTGCCCTACGATGGAGAGCATTGGCGGCTTGCGGGGAGAGGCTTTCCGTGGCTTCTTCGCAGCTTCTGCCTGTTTCTGCGATGCGTCGTATTCCTTCAGAATGCTGGTGATCTTCTTTTTCTGGTCCTCAAAATCCGCCATGTTCTCCTCCACTTGGGGGCGTGGGGAACTCGCCCGGAAAATGTCACGCGACCAGTCTGATCAACTCCACCACTTTACCTTTCGCCTGCTCAGGTTCCACGATGAGGTCATAGGCCGCGAGAATGATCTCGGCCATTTTGCCCGGAGGCAGTTTACGCTGGATTGCGGCCAAGCCTTCCTCTACGGCTTCGATAGCAGCGCGCAAGCGTTCGCGGTCCAGCTCCTGGGGCTTGCTCGAATTGCCTGACGCCAGGCGAGAGAAGATGTCTTTCAGCAGACCAGGTTGGCCGGTTTGAACGGCGAAGAGGATGTCTCTGGCCTGGTTGCGCATAGGCTCTGGCAGGTCGAGCTTGGCAACAGACTCTGATGCCGCCTTGAGAGCCCACACCCGACCGTCAAAAGCTGCCTCTCCTTCGCTTTTGAATATGTTGCCCACCCCGGTTGTCAGCCACCCTGGATTGACGTGCAGACGCTCAACAAGCGCCTGCGCTTCATGCTGGGTCAGCTTCTGGACCCGGCCATTCACAAGGTTTTTCACCCGGTTCAAGGGCACGCCCAAGACTTGCGCAAGGGCGACCTGGGTAAGCCGCCCCCGATCAATTATTGCACGAAGTTGATCGCTAAGCATACTTTCTGCTTGACTTGGATTAATTTTTACACCAAAACGGCTTTAGATTACTTTTTAACTCCACGCTGGAGGTAGCACCTTGAAGACCGCCACGCAAGTCAAAGCCGAGTTACGCCGCAAGGGAATTAACGTCGCCGCCTGGGCGCGCTCCAACAACATCCACCCTCAAACCGTCCAGGACTTGCTTCGCGGCAAGCTGGTGGGCCACCGGGGTCAGGCGCACCGAGCAGCGGTGCTCCTGGGCCTCAAGGATGGTGACGTCAGCGACCTTCCTTCCCCAGCTTCTACCCGCTGATACCAGGAGACGCAATGTCTAAGCGCGGGTCAAATCTTGCCCAGGGAATGGTCCAGTTGACCCTTCCCTTGTCGAGCTTGCCCTCGCAGCGGCTGAAAACCGGGAGCCTGCGGACCTCGGAGAGCGTCAAGGACGCCCTGCGTGAAGGGCTGCGCCGTTGCGGCCTGTCCCGAGAAGTCGTGGCCGAGGAGCTGTCCCGGCTCACAGGCGAAAGCGTCTCCGTCCACCAGGTCAACAACTGGGCCGCGCCCGGCAAGGAAGACCGTTCCATTCCCCTTGAAATGCTCGCGGCCCTCACGGTCGTGACTGGTGACGCCGGCCTGGCCCGCGCGGCCCTGGAGTGCATCGGATGGGTGGTCCTCAAGCCGGATGACGTCCCCTTTTTCGAGCTTGGCCGCATGACGGCTGAGGACAGGCAGCGCGCCCGCAGGAAGCGTGAGATTCTGGAGAAGATCAAAGCCTGATGCGCCTTGCGCATCAAAGAGGAGCTTTCCGTGAAGACAGCACCGAAAACCGCCGCCCCCGTACCCGAAATCGCTCCAGCCCGCGCGGCCGAGCTGATGGACCTGCAGAACGCAGGCGCGGTGGCGGACATCCACCTGCTCGCCTACGCCGACGTGTACAAGGCCTTGGGCCGCATCGAGGGCATGGATTTTCTCCGACGCGTCGGGGATGTGGCCATCGCCCAGACCTTCGCCGAAGTGCGCGAGTCCAAGAAGTACAAGGGCTTGCCGTTCAAGGACGCCAACGGCGACACCCGACACGTCGGGGATTTTGAGGAGTTCTGCCGTGTGTTCCTTGGCAAGTCCTATAATCGCTGCCTGGAGCTTTCCCAGAATCTCCACCTCCTCGGCCCCGAGCTGTACGAGAGCGCCGAGCGCATCGGCTTCAAGAGCCGCGACTACGCCGCCCTCAAGGCCCTGCCCGAGGCCGAGCAGGAGATCGTCAAGACCGCGCTGGCGGCGGACGACAAGGCCCAGGTCGTGGAAATTCTGCAAGACCTGGCCGCCCGCCACCAGAGCGAGCGCGCCGCCATGAAGAAACAGACCGAAGACCTCAAGGCCGACCTGGAGGCGCGGTCAAGGCTCATGGCGACGAAGGACGAGAAGCTCGATCGTCTTTCTGTTGAACTGGAGAAGCTCAGGAGTCTGCCGCAGAACAAGCGCGAAGAGCTGCGCCTTGAGCAGGAAGAAGCGGCAGCCGGCAAGCTGACCACGGCCATCATGAAGGCCGTGGTGGAGGTGAACCAGCTGATGCGCGAGCTGGCGGAGATCAAGGCGGCCGACGTCAGCTTTTACACCAAGGAGCATGCGGACCAGGCGGCCTCGTGGTTCTGCCAGCAAATCCAGTTCGCGTTGCAGGGGAACGGGATTCAGGCGGACATGGCTGAGATTGTCCTCCCCACCTGGCAGCGCGAGCTGGCCAAGTCCTCCCCGGTCGCCCAGGACTAGCATGGACGCGAGCCTGGGCGAGCTTGACACCTTGCGCAACCTGGCTGCGCAGTTGAGCGCCGCGCCACACGGCGGACGAACGGCGCTTGTGGACCAGGCCGCAACGGTGCTTCGCGTCTCGCGCCAGGAAGTCTATCGCCGCCTCAAGTCCGTGGGATTCCACTCCGGCCGCAAGCCCCGCTCGGACCGAGGCCGGAGTCTGGTTTCAGAAGGGGTGGCCATGCAGGCCGCTGCGCTGGTGCAGGGCGCGCGGCGCAAAACCGGCAAGAAGACGCTCCCGCTCAAGCTCGCTCTTGAGATTCTGCGCGACAACGGCCAGGGCGAGGTTGATCCCCAGACCGGCGAAGTTCTTCTTCCCTTGTCCGCCACCACACTGAGCCGGGCCATGCGTCGGCATGGCTGCCATCCGGCCATGCTGGTCCAGGGTAAGCCGCACGCACATCTGCGGTCTGAGCACCCGAACCACGTCTGGCAGGTGGACGCCTCGTTGTGCGTGCTCTTCTATCTGCCGCGTCAGGGGCTGCACATCATGCCGGAGGACGTGTTCTACAAGAACAAGCCCAAGAACATAGAGCGCGTGTCCCAAGAGAGGGTTTGGCGCTACGTGGTGACGGACCACTACTCCGGGGCCTTCTATCTGCTCTATGTCCAGTCCGCTGGCGAAACCGCAGAAAATCTCGCGGAAGTCTTTCTCCAGGCCATTCAGCAACGCGGCCCCGATGACCCCATGCATGGAGTGCCGCGCGTGCTCATGATGGACATGGGTGCGGCGAACACCTCCCACCTGTTCCTGAACTTGCTTGAGCGCCTCGGGGTTGAGCCGATGGTGCATGAGCCGGGGAATTCGCGGGCCAAGGGCCAGGTGGAGCAGGCGCAAAACCTGGTGGAAACGCAGTTCGAAGGCAGGCTTGCCTTTTCTCGTATCGACACCCTGGAGCAGCTCCAGGCGTCGGCCGACCGCTGGCGGATTCATTACAACGCCTGGGCGGTGCACAGCCGGACGCGGCAGACCAGAAACGCCCTTTGGCTCAGCATCCAAGAGGAGCAGCTCAGGCTGGCTCCCAGCATGGAGCTGTGCCGCGATCTCGTCACGACCCGCCCCGTCGAAGCCACGGTCCGGCCGGACATGACCATTACCCACAGCATCAAGGGCTTCGGCCGCAACACCTATGACCTGCGCTACGTCAACGGCCTGGCCCCCAAGATGAAAGTCGCCGTCGTGGTCAATCCCTATCGCGCCCCAGCGGTGGACATCGCCGTGCGGGATGGTCGCGGCGAAGAGACCATCTGGACCATAGAGCCGGTGCGGATGACGGAAGCCGGATTCCGGGCGGACGCGGCGATCATCGGCCATGAGCACAAGGCGTTGCCCGACACTCTCGCGGACAAGCGCGTCAAGGAAATCGAAGCGGCGGTGGGCGACTCCGGCCGTGAGCGGCAAACCGGCAAGGCCCCGTATGGCCTGGACGTGTTTGCGGATGTGGCCCCTGCCCCGGCCTATTTGCCACGCCGTGGCCGCGAACTCGCCCTCGACGCCTCGCGCCGCGAGATTCCGCCTCTCAGCCATGTGGAGGCGGCCAAGATGCTCAAGGCCAGGCTCGGTTCGGACTGGAACGCTGACCGTTTCGCGTGGCTGGCCCAGCGCTGGCCGGGCGGCGTGCCACCTCAGGAGATTGACCTCATCGTGGCCCAACTGAGCGGACCGGGGCAGACCAAGGCCCTCCCGCTGCGAGTCGTGGGCGGCGAGTCCAAGGGAGGTCTCTAATGCCAGCCCTCAGGCTCAAGGCTCTCCTCGAACAGCACGGCGTCACGCAACGGGCGTTGGCGAAGGCCGCAGGCGTCTCCCCGGCCACCATGACGGGGATCGTTTCGCATGGCCTTTGGCCCAAGCGCGCGAGCAGGACCGCGATCCGTGAAGCCGTTGTCGGTGCGCTGCTGTCGGGGGGAGTGCCGGAGGCCGCCACCGTGGGGATTTTCGAAAGCGTGACAAGCGGCAGGACGCGGCCGAACCAAGCCCGCGCCGCCGAAACCCAAAAGGAGGCAAGCATGTTGATGCGACGCCAGGGGCTCTTCCCCGCGACCAAGAGGCACTTCGGGCTGTCGGTCGATCCGTTTGACGGCGACTTAAGCTCGCACGATGACGTGTTCCTGTCCGAGAGCATCCGCTACGTGCGCGAATCCATGTACCACGTGGCCCGGCATGGCGGCTTCTTGGCCGTCATCGGGGAGTCGGGGTCGGGGAAAAGCACGCTGCGCCGCGACCTGATTGGGAGGATCGCCGCAGAGGGCCTGCCGGTCAAGGTCGTCGAACCCTACGTGCTTGGCATGGAGGACAACGACAAGACCGGCAAGACGCTCCGGGCCATGCACATCGCCGAGGCGATCTTGGCAACCGTGGCCCCGTTGCGCCGCGCTCAGGGCAGCCCGGAGGCGTGCTTCCGCCAGCTGCATGAGGTCATGCGCGAGAGCCGGCGCGCCGGCCAGAGCCATTGCCTGATCATCGAAGAGGCGCACGGTCTCTCCATCCCGACGATCAAGCACCTCAAGAGGTTCTGGGAGCTGGAGGACGGCTTCAAGAAGCTGCTCTCCATCATCCTCATCGGCCAGCCCGAACTGCGGCAGCGTCTTGCCGAGACCAGCCACGAGGTGCGCGAGGTGGTCCAGCGCTGCGAGGTCGTTGAACTCAAGGCGCTCAATGGAGACCTTGGCGACTACCTGCGGTTCAAGCTCAGCCGCGCGGGCGGCGATCTGGCCAAGGTCATCAACGAGCAGGGTATTGAGGCTCTGCGCGACAAGCTGACGGGACCGACGGGGCGCGGAGGGGCGGCCGAGTCCGTATCGCTCTGCTATCCCCTGGCGGTGGGCAACATGCTCGTGGCCGCCATGAATCTCGCCACGGAGATCGGCGCTCCCGTGGTGGACGCCCAGGTCGTCAGAGCGCTGTAGCGGAGACGCGAATGTACTGCGGCTGCAACCCTGAAAATGCATGGTGGAGCAACTCCGCCTCACGCGAAGTGCTGTCCCGCATGTCCGTCGCCTACCGTCCCGGCTGGCTGCCTCTGGAGTCCAGCGTGGCGATGCTTTCCCTTTTCGACCTGGCCCGGCGCTCCTCCCGCTCCGTGGTGATCTGCGGCTCGGCCGGCACGGGCAAGAGCTGCGCCGCCCAGGAATATCTTGAGCGGACCTCCGGCTGCTGGCTGATGTCCCTCTCGCCGGATGACGAGGGAAAGTCCGCGTGCCTGCAAAGGCTCGCCGCAATCATGTGCCCGGAGCGAGGGGCCGACCTGAAACGGGCCTTCCGGTGGGCCACGCGACATGAGCCGGGGCTTCTGGTCATCGACAACGCCCAGCATCTCTCCCACGCGGCTGAGGCCAGGCTTCTGCAAACGCGGGACTTGGCCTCTCTGGGGATCGTCTTCCTGCTCACCACGAAAGGCGATCCAGGGGCATCATTCAGGCCCACGGCCAGGGTGTTTCCCAAGCTATGGCTGTCCAGGCCCCTGACCGCTGACGTTGATCATCTGGCCCAGGCATGGGGCGTCACGGGGCGCGAGGCGCGCGCGCACTGTCGCGCCGTCGCCCGCATGCCTGGGGGCCTGTGGAATCTCGTGCGTCTCGTGGGCTTGGCGCAAGCCTTGGCCCTCGAATCTGGCAGCGCAATCGGTCCGGGCGATGCCCTCGCCCCGGAGCACGTCAAGAACGCATGGCGCAGGCTGCGCCAACAACTCTGAGAGAGGGGGGAACGATGCTTATCCAGACCGACACGACTGGCAAAGTTTGCGCCGTGGACACCTTGCAGTGCGTCTCCAGCATTCTCGCCTACCTCCAGGAGACGGCCGACCAAGTCGGCCCTCGCGCGATGAGCGAAGAAGCCAGCGACGGCCTGCGGTTGTTGCTTCTGGAATCCGGGTACGCGGTGAGGGCGGCCATCGGCGCGCTGGAGGGCAAAGAGCTTGATGCGCCCGAGTGCTACGGCCGGTTGCAGCATGTCCAGCGCCAGCCTGCGGAGAGAGTTCCCCTGGCGGCTGGCGCGGGCCAGGCCGCACCTGCCCCTGCCCAAGGGCAGTAGCCGAGCTGGGAGGGCGTTTACGAACGTTTTTAAACGCGGCTCCGCACCGGCTCTGACCCGAGTCGGAGACGGTGAGCGGGATGAATCAGAAGGGGGGAGGGGGTTATGTTTGTCGAAACAGACCAGAGCGGCCGGATGGATATCGCGGAAACCCTGTGCAGCGTCTCCTACGTGATGCAATTCCTGAGCGCCATTGATCCTTCCGGCGTGGGTAAACAGGGGGTGGAGGGCTTCTCCATCATACTCAGCCGCCTTGCTGCTACCGTTGATGCTGTCAGCGCCGATCTCAACAGCACGCACTAGGGCACACCCCGGCGCGCGCTGTTGAGTTGTGTTCAGACGTCAAAACCCAAACAGGGCTTGGCCTGGAGCGGCCAAACCAAAGAGGAGCAACAGATGGACTTGCAGAAAGAGTTTGAAGGAATGGCGGAAAGGCTGCGTGCCCATGTCGGGCAGGCCACCGAGGCTCAGCGGGCGCGGCTCGCTGAGTGCGAGACCAAGCGCGCGCGTCTGGAGGCTCGCGGAAAGGACATGGCCCGCCGGCAGGAGGAACTGCCGCGCGAGAAGGAAACCCTGCTGACGCGGATTTCCAGGGGAATGGCCGACGGCGAAGACGTCGGCCCGCTTCGCAGCAAGCTCAAGGAACTGGAGGCGGAGCTTGCCGAGTTGAAGGACATCGGAGACGTGCTCCGCCGCGAGGGGTTGCCCAGGGCCAACAGCGACTGCGAAAGCGCCAGGGTGGCGCTCCGGGATGCGGCCCGGGAAGCGGTCCGGGAGGTTCGCGCCGGGTACGTGAACAGCACCATGGGAATCTTCGCCGAACTGGACGCCGCTAACACGCAGTGGCGCGAGTCGCTCACCGCAGTGCTCAGCGAGGTCGGCTCGGTCGGGTGCTGCGGGGAAGACTTCCTCGTGCCCTATCCCTTGTCCCACCAGCTGCGTGCGCAGTTGGACAGCCCCAAGTAACAGGAGGCAGGGCATGGACAAGGAATTCGCCTGCTGCGTTGACCTCGGGGCCACTGCCCCGGCCTTTGTGCAGTTGCTTCCCGCCGGGCCGCAGATCGCTGGAATCGACGGGCGGCGCTGGGTCTTAGACCAGGCCGCCCTTGACGCCGTGCTCGCCGCGTTCACGCGCCGCAACCGGCCCCTGGCCGTGGATTGGGAGCACTCCAGCCAAGTGCGAGCCGAGAAGGGGCTTGAGGCTCCCGCCGCTGGCTGGATCGTGCGCCTGGAGGCGCGCGGCGGGGAGCTGTGGGGGCAGGTTGAGTGGACTCCTCGCGGCGCTGGCCAGATCGCCCGGCGCGAGTACCGCTTCCTTTCCCCGGTCTTCCTCTTCGACAAGAACACCGGCCGCATTCATGAGTTGACCGGGGCTGGCCTGACCAACTCCCCAAACCTCAACCTCGTGGCCCTCAACAGGGCGGAGCACAAAATGCAGACTGTGAACCTCACCGAATCCGAGCTGGGCGTGTGTCGCGCGATGGACATCCGGCCGGAGGACTACGCCGAAACCCAGCGCGCCATCAACGCGGAACGGTTCGGCGCCAACGCCACAACGCTCACCGAAACCGAGCTGGCCGTGTGCCGCCAGTTGGGTCTTTCCCACGAACAATACAAGGCCGAAAAGGAGGTTTCCCGTGGCTGATCTTACGCTCATGCTGGCCCACGGCCTGAAGGTCGGGGATGACACTCTCAAGGAAGTCGTCGTGCGCGAGATGACGGCAGGAGACATCCTGGAGGCGAAGGAAGAAGCCGAGAAGATGGTGCTGACGCCGGAAGGCCCCGCGCTGCTCACCAGCCCTACCCGGTTCGGCTGTGAACTGCTGCGCCGACAGATCGTCAGGATCGGCAACCTCTCCGGCCCCATCGCGCTGAGCGAGCTGAAGAAGCTGCACCCTGCTGACCTCAACATGATCCAGGCCAAGATTGATGAGCTGGACGTGGCCCTTGGTCTGGAGCTGGTGCGCCTGAGCAAGGGGATCGACGGGGGGCGATAGGATCGGGTGGGCCGTGCAGCTGGAGCGGCTCACCCTGCTCATCGCCGGTCGCACCGGGTGGGATGAGGACAGGATTCACCGGCACACACTCAGAAAGCTTGCGCGGTGCCTGGTGCAACTCCAGGAAGGCGCGAAGCCATAGCGAGGAGGTCGCATGGCGGCGATGAGAGCATCAATAATCCTGGACCTGGGCGGCAACCTGGCCGCCCAGGCCAAGCGCAACGAGGCCGCCTTGGGCGGCCTTGCGCGTTCGGGCGAGCGGAACATGGGACTGCTGTCGCGCTCCGCTTCTGCGGCCGGGCGCGGCCTGGACGCCCTAGGCAACCGCTACACCGCGCTGCTCTCCGGCGCGGCGGGGATCGGAACGGCGAAGATGGTCATGGACCTGGAGAAGAGCTTCACGCGAATGGGCATCGATATGGGGCTGACCGTCGAGGAAGTGGAGAAGCTGAAGAAGCGCGTCTTCGAGGTCGCCCAGTTCCCGGATATCCGCGTGGACCCTCAACAGATCGCCATTGCCCAGAAGAAGGTCCACGAATTCACCGGAGATGCCAAGTTCGCCCAGGAAAACACGGAGAACTTCGGGCGCGCCATTCAGGCGCTTGGCGTTGACGGAACAGCGGTCGGGCTTCTGTCTGCTGAGCTTCGCAAGCTCGGGATCACCTCGCGTGAGGACGTGGCAGGCGCGTTCGGGGACATGTTCGAGGCCGGGAGGAAGGGAACGTTCGTCATCTCCGAATTCGCCGCACAGAGCCCAAAGCTGCTGTCCATGTACTCGCTGTCACAGCGCATGGGGCGGCAGGCTTTGCGCGAGGCCTACGCCATTGCCCAGGTCGCGCGCCCCGGAGCTGGTTCGGCCGAGGAGGCGATCACCTCGGCGAAAGCAGTTCTGCGTACGCTCTACGACAACGACAAGATCAAGATGCTCAGCTCGGTGGGGATAAGCGTCATTGACAAAGAGGCAAGCCGCAAGGCGGGGCGCGAGGTTTTCCGGGATGCAACGGATGTCATGGCCGAGGTGGTGGAGAAGTCCAAGGGCCAGGTGCGCTTGATCGGGCAAATTTTCGACGCGGAGGCGCTGCCTGCATTCAGCGAGTTGGTCAAGGATTACGCCGCCAATGGCAAGGTGACGCTCTTCGACCAGTACAAGAATCTCGCAGGCGACGGGAAGGCGTTTCTAGAGGCCTCGGCGCGCGGGGCGAAGGGCGCATCAGCCGCTTTAGAGAACCTTTTCACGGCATGGAAGAAGTTCTCCGACGAGTCCCTCTCCGGGCCGATCCAGTCTGCCGCTGATGCACTGAACATGCTCGGAACAGAGGCCACGGGCAAGGCCATCAAGGGGATTGTCAGTGTAGGCTTGGCGTTGGGCGGCTTGGTCGCCCTGCGCAAGGCCTACACCACGGGCAGGGGCCTCTACGACTTCTTCAGCGGCGGCGCGGGCAAGGCAGCCGGCGGCCTGGGGGCAGGCCTCACTGGCCCCATTCCGGTTTACGTGGTCAACGGACCGGGCGCGGTGGGGCAAGCTGGAGGCGGCGCGGCCGGAATCGGCGCTGGTCTCTCCCGGCGAGCAAGCCTCTTCGGCAAGCTCGGCACGGCCGCCAAATGGGGCGGGCGCATCGGCGGTGCCTTGGCCGTCGGGGGAACTGCCTATGACCTTTACAACACGTGGAACGGCGAGGGGAGCACGAACGAAAAGATCACGGCCACCGGCAAGGGCATTGGCGGCCTTGCTGGGGCCTGGGGCGGCGCGAAGCTCGGCGCGGCGGCTGGCGGCGCACTCGGCGCATTTTTCGGTGGCGTGGGGGCAGCGCCTGGCGCAGCTATAGGCGGGTTGCTCGGCGGTATCGGCGGCTTCTTCGCAGGCAGGCTGGGCGGGGAGGCCCTTGGGGAAAAGCTCACGGCAGAGGACATCGGCAGTGCTGTGGGGCGGAGCGTCAACGAAAAAGAGGCGCGCCTCCGTATCGAAATCGCCGGCCCCGGTACAGTGCGCGATCTGCGCGCCAGAGGCTTTGAGCCTGACGTATACACGGGGTTGTACATGGGCGGTGCGGACTAGGACAGACAATAGGAGGCACAATGGCAATAAACGCACCTGAGCTTCTCAGCGACATTGCGGGGAAAATATCTATTTTTGCGCACACCGAGTATGGGTTGCCCAAGAATACCGCAGACGTATTTGGCGAGCGCATTGCCGATCTCATCGCGGAAGAGTGGGGTGGGCAGAGTCTTTATATTCCGATCGGCCTTGCCCGGAGGCGCGCCGTGCGCAACGAGCGCATCCTCGAAGAGTTCACCGGCGACAACGTTCCGCAATTGGCGCGGAAATATGGGATGTCGAGGCAGGCTGTGTATAGGATAGTCAAGCGAGAACGCGAACGCGCTGGCGGCGGCTAG